GTAAAAAAGGTGATGATTATAAACCTGAGCTATATAAAACTGCTAAAAGATGTTTAGCCAATATTAGAAGGTTCTTTAAATGGTGTATTTCAAGAGAATACCAAAAGAGCTTTCAATCAGGAATGCTTTACAGAATACCTAAGCATCAGATACCTGAGAATATTGATCAAGCTAAACCAGTAAAAGCAAATGTGATTAATCCAAAAGATGCTGCAAGACTTTTGCAGTTTGTTTGGGATCACCGAGAGGATAGTGTTCACGCTGCCTATGCTTGCATGATCTTTCATATTCTTTTTTATTTTGGATTTAGAAGATCTGAAATACTTGGATTGAGAAAGACAGATATAAACTTGAAAGAAAATTATTTTTTTCCTCAAGGTATGTTTGATGCTGAAAGCTGGACTTATAGAAACAAGACTAAAAACGAAGGTGCAAAAAGAAAAGTATATTTTGATCCAAACGGTGAAGCAGCTGAAAAGCTTAATTGGATATTAGAATATTCAAATAAAACTTTTCCTTCATCTGATTATTTAGTTGCAGCAACAAGAGGTAAAAATCCTTTATCTCCATTTATGTTTCGTAAAGTTGTTTATGCTACTTATGAAATATTAGGTTTGGCAAAAGTTAAATGGTCTAAAGATAATAACTCAAAAAAGTTCACAATTATTTCTTGTCCATTTAAAGGATGTATCTCTAAAACTTGGAGGCATCTAAAAGCTGCTCAGCTAATACAAGATCAACACATACTTAAATTGTCAGATAACTATATCAAAAGAGTTATGGGCCATGATCTGATCTCAACAACAAGAGACATATACGGAGACCATGATTTGTTAGATACCACTGAGCATTTAGATATTGCTGCAAAGATTGAGCAGCATAGAAATCCAATAAAGTTACTTAATTAGGTCTATACCTGAGGTCATGCAGACGGCACAATCGCTGTCTGCGTGGCTCTATGAGCCTTTAATTTTTAAAATTTTTGTTAAATTATGCTGCAGCTCCCACAACTGCAGCTTTGCCTTCCATATACGCACATGATGAAAAGCCTGATCCGACAAACGTATATGAATAGGTCTTTCAGAAAGAAGTGTCGGTAGGCGTATCTGAACACTATTTATTATTCCTTACCATGGACAAGTTGGAGTTCTCTTCAGTAAGTCTTTCATTCTCTTTACTCAAAGTATCTCTCTCCTCGGTCATTACCTTTAGCTCATCCATGAGTGTTTCAATTTTGTGTACCAATGAAGCCTTGGATATTCCTTTTACTGCAGCTTCTTTGATTGCTTTATTCTGTTTTGATAATGGATCTTTAATCATCTTGTATTACCTCCAGTTGGTCTTGCTCTGTTAAGTCGTATTGGTCCATTGGATCATCGAACAATGCGATCTCTTTTTTTGTTTCTTTAATAATATGTTTGGTATGGTCCTTAGCTTGTTCTAATACAGTTGTAAGATTAGGATAGTTGGAAGGATAAACACCATAGATATATAAATCATTTATTGCTGCAGCAACTCTTTGCAATCCTTGTAACCTTTTTCTCATCCTTGTTAGTCTGTTATCTTTAGGTAGGTCGTATGGTAAATTATTCATTTTCTACTTCTCCTTTTTTCCAATTGATATGATCTGGTTTGATCTCCGTAATCTCGACACTTGTAACATTAGGAGCTTCACCGTTATTTGCAGCAGCTTCGCTTGCATATTCTTCCGTAATAATACAAGCCACATCTGCAGTAGTAATTTTAATGATCTTAGCCATGTCATAATCTCGCTTGCAATTCCGCCATGTCATAGTCTCTGATAGCCTCAGCTTGAAGCTCATCAATATCAAGCAGCTCAGGTGGCATAGCAGCATGATAAACTCTGTTGTGATATGCTTTCATTCTTTCAATGTATGTTGCATCGAAGAAGTATTTTATTTTGCATTTCAAAATTTGTGACAATTGAAGAACTCTGTAAGCAGACATTTGATCTACTCCTAATTCATACTTACCTATCTGTTGGTATCTGCAACCAGCTGCAGCTGCTAATCTCTCCAACGTCATCTTCCTACAGTGCCTAATAAACCTTAAATTTTTTCCAATAATTTTATTCTGAACATTTGCTGCATCTGTTCTTCTAGCTCTGGTGTTCATGGAATGCCTCCAGTCTCTTCTTGATGGAATAGGTGTCCAGATGTTTTGAGTTTTCTAATGTAGCTTCAAAACAAGCTGGTGATACTTCATGATAAAAAGCATCTGAAGCTCTTACCAAGTAGTGAGCTTTGCCTAATAATTTTTTTATATAGAACGGTCCACCTAGTGCAGCGTATGCACCAGTATTAACATCATGATAGACCGATTTATGAATTGATACAGTATGCTTACGCTGCTTACTCATAGCTATCCTCCGAGTGTTTTCTAAGTATGTATGTTGATAGTATAGACAACGCTCTGACAGCTGTTGTCTGTGAAGGAAACTTTATCGTTTCACCAAAATTTGACATGACCTCTAACTCAGCATCATCAAAGAGAAGTACATCCCAATATGGCTGCTGCATCTTTGTTTCGATTGAGGCTATAATTTTATTTAATCTGTTTGCTTGATCTATTTGTTTCTTGTTAGCTACACCTTTTGCAAAAGGCACTACGTTATTCTGATTTCTTTTTTTCCAACTCATCTAAATAATATTCGTAAAATTTTTCTGCGTTCTGAGAACTGAAACCGCAAAACTCCATTTCCAATTTAAACTCATAAAGAGACATCACCTTTGGGAAAGTAGCTATCGACCAGCTCCGAGACATCTTCTCGGTGAATTTCATCTGCTTGTACTAAATAGTTAATTGCATCAATGTAACTGTCATATTTATATTCATTGTTCGCTCTGAATATTTTTGCTGCTGCATACATGAGCGCCACTTGATGCGGTCTAATTCTTTTACCAACAAGTATGGACCATATATCTGCAATTGCTTGCATCTTCTTATTGAATGGTCCGTACTCATCGGATTTTATTTTTCTGAGTTCTTTAAGTTCTTTACTAAGCTTTTCTATTTGCATTAGATTTATACTCCTCATGTCCTTTTTGGACTAAGAACTCGACAGTCTTTGACATACTGATTGGCAATTCAAATTTCTTTTGCGATAACTCTTCAAGCAATCGATATGTCTTGATATTTATTGCAACTGATTTGAATTTATCTGGGTTCATATTTCTATGCCTCCAGTTCTTTTGGATCAAAGTCAGTAGCACCACCAGTTGTTGCTGCTGCATCCATTGGCTCTACTCTGTGAAAGTAAAAGTACTCTTGACCTTGAGCCATCTTACCTTGACCAGATGCTTGAGCTTTGTATGCACCAAACCGATAGGATTTACCGTCTATAATTATGTTACCTTTTAAGTCATAAGAACTACTCTTAACTTTGTTGGTAACTGGTATTGCAAGACCTAATTGCGGTCTCTCTTTTTTCTCCTCAGACATTATTGTAATACTCCTTTTTGTTTGAGTTGATTTTTAATAACAGTAAACTTCTCCATGAAGCCTTGATAACTGACTGGGTTCTGAGCCTTCAGGTTAGCTAACATAGACTTGTTATTGGTAAGCCACTGTTGGAAATTACCAGCATGAGAAACAGCCTCTAAATCTTTTAAGGCTTGCTGGATTTCTTTTGATTGCTGCTCTATTGCAGCTGCAACTTCTTCAGCACTTGCGATACTATCATTTGTAATACCACAAAAAGCTAATGCTCTTCCAACTGCAGATGTTTCGCAATTTTCCAAGGCACTCGTTTGATTTATTCTTGAAGCAGCACGTCTCTCTTCAGCGTGACCAGTAGCAATTAATGTTCCTCCAACATGGACCGTTGCTTTACAAACAACAGTATCTTTATCGATAGAAACAATAGCTGTATTGATCGTAGCTTTAGCTCCAAGATTTCTACGCAACACTGCAAGTCTTAATGCAACTGTTGCATAATCTTTACCATGGATGCTAATCGTCTGACCGTTCAATGACTTTTTAAAATCATTAATGCAGAGGATTAAATCATCAGGTATTATATTTGTTTTTGCTTTTGACATTTAACCTCCTAGTTAAAATTCCATAATTGTTTTGCTTGTTTTA